AGGTTAAATATTCATTAACCCACCAAACACTTGACAACTCTTGATAAATAGTGTAATATACTATTTAGGAAATTAATAAATGAGTTGGAAGAAATATTTTACATCTGTTGATAATAGTGGTTTACCACTAAACGTTCAAGGTACTGCACCCGAAAGAGGAGTAGGTGCCGCAACCAGCAGATATGCCAGTTGGTTACCTGAAGTATATGCAGGAAGTCCTAATAGACTTATGCGATATATTCAGTATGATCAAATGGACAACGACTTAGAAATTAATGCGGCTTTAGATACTATTGCAGAATTTGGTACACAAGAAGATGATTATGGTGGATTACCATTTGAATTAAATTATGTTACAGACCCAACTGACACAGAAAATAAGATACTTAGTAAGACCCTAACTCAATGGTGTAGACTAAACGAACTGCATAAAAGAGCATTTAGAATATTCCGTAGCACTATAAAATACGGAGATCAATTCTTTATTAGAGACCCTGAAACATTTAAATTATACTGGACAGACCCAGCAAACATAGAAAAGGTAGTTGTAAACGAATCAGACGGTAAAAAAATTGAAACATATTTTGTTAAACAATTAGCACCTAACTTTGAAGAAATGATAGCAACAAATCCAGCGGCACTACATAGTAGACCTTACGGTGGCGGACAAGGATTAAATGCGGCAATGAGTTCAGTTAATAGTCAAGCAAATAATTACATGACTGGAGCAATAGACGGTGTAGATCAAGGGACTCCAGTTGATGCAGAACATGTTGTACATGTTAGTTTAACTGAAGGTATGGATCATTCATGGCCTTTTGGAATTAGTATATTAGAACCAATTTTTAAAGTTTTCAAACAAAAAGAATTACTAGAAGACAGTATTATTATTTACAGAGTACATAGAGCACCTGAAAGAAGAGTGTTTATGATTGACGTAGGTAATATGCCACCTCACAAAGCAAGACAGTACTTAGAACAAGTTAAGTACGAAGTACAACAAAAACGTGTCCCTAATAAGAAATCAGACGGTACTAGTGTTGCAGATTCGGCCTATAACCCTATGAGTATGTTAGAAGATTACTTCTTTGCTCAAACGGCAGACGGCAGAGGCTCTAAAGTAGACACATTACCCGGTGGTGAGAACTTAGGACAAATAGACGATTTAAGATACTTTAATAATAAACTATTAAGAGGTTTAAGAGTACCAAGTTCATACTTACCTACTGGACCAGAAGACGGAAGTAGTGTTTATAATGACGGTAAAGTTGGTATTGCTTATATTCAAGAGTACAGATTTGCAAGATATGTAGAAAGATTGCAGAAACAGATACAAGAGGACATGGACGGTGAGTTTAAACTGTTCCTTAAACATAGAGGAATAGAGATAGATCCTTCAGAGTTCTTCCTTACATTTAATAAGCCAATGAACTTTAGTTCTTATAGAGATCTACAATTAGATACAGAAAGAGCGAATTTATATAATACATTGGCCGCTAGTCCACACTTATCAAATCAGTTTAAACTGAAGAAATATCTCGGTTTATCAGAAGATGAGATGAAAGACAACGAAGCATTATGGCGTAAAGAAAACGATTATAAGAAGTTTGTTGATGACAGTAAAAATATGGACCTTAGAAATATAGGTGTTAGAGCTGAGGCAGATGCGGCAGTTAGTTTAGATACAGAATTAGACCCAATGGCTGTACCTGGTATAGAAGATGCACCAGAAGGAGATCTAGGCATAAATACTGATGTAGCAGGAACAGGCGGTGAAGTACCACCTGGGACTACGGAGATATAATGAGACTAGTAGAATTTTACAATCCTGAATTAGATGAATTCGTTAAACGTAACGAAGAAGATTCTAGGTCTCCTAAATTAACATTAGAGGCTCTAGGCAAATTAAGAAAATCAAAAGAAATTAAACGTGCAGAAGATATAGAACACGCCAAGTTTCAAAAGATTATGTATGCTAATCCTACACAGGCTGGAATATAATAATTTTCCACTAGTTTAACTAGTTACGGATTTTTTATAAATATAGTAGCAAATCACATTAATCTGATCATAATGATCAGAATCACACCGTTTTTAACATAAAAACACAACATACCACTAAGTACTAAACAAGCAGGAGCATGGATTACTATATCTATGACCTGTATATAAATTTTCAAAATGGAGACCACAATGTCAGAATCAAGAAACAAATTAGAAGAAATTCTTGAACTTCTCCTTGCTGAAGAGAATGAAAAAGCAGAAGAAATGCTTCATGAGTATGTTGTTGCAAAAGCAAGAGCGGAATATGAAAACATTTTAGATGAAGATTCATCAGCGGATAGCGAAGAAGTTGAAGAAGCAAAAGAATCAGAAGAAGAAGCAGTAGAAGAGGCTGAAGAATCAGAAGAAGAAGCAGTTGAAGAAACAGCGGAAACTGAAGAAGAAGCAGTAGAAGAAGAAATAGATCAAACTGCATCTTTTGAAGATGATATCAGAGCAGACGAAGAAGAAATCGATGCAGATACTTTTGAAGCAGACGAAGAAGAGAGTGAAGAAGAATCAGAAGAAGATGGCGACTTAGAAGATAAAGTTGACAACTTAGAAGATGAACTTGACGAACTTAAAGCAGAATTCGAAAAACTATTGTCAGACGAAGAAGGCGACATGGAAGACGGCGAAGAAGCAGAAATGGATGCAGATATGGAAATGGGCGATGAGCTTGATCTAGAATCAGTTGAATATGATTTAGATGAAGAAATTGCTGAAGAAGATGAAGTTGTTGAAGAAGCAACTAAACTTTCTGATAACGTAGCGGCACCAAAAGGCGGAAACGAAGATTCTAAAGATGGTATGAAAATGCCTGCGCCAACTAAAGTCGGTAAAGATGTTAAAGCACCAGTTATAAATGACGGTAGCGATGGCAACAAAGGCGATAGTGCAAAAGATCATACACCTACAGACAACATTAAAGTTGAACCTAAAAAGGCATAAGTCTTTTTATTAAAAAGTAGGAGTAAATAATGGCCAATAAACTTTATGAATATCTAAGTCCTGAACAGTCTGGAGTCACAATAGTGGAATCCAAAGACGGTAAGGACCTTTATATGAAAGGTTTATTCATTCAAGGTGATGTAAAGAACCAGAATGGAAGAGTATATCCAAGAGAGGAGATACAAAAGGCTGTTGAAAGTGTAAAGACTCGTTTACAAAAAGGCGAGACTGTGATGGGTGAGTTAGATCATCCTGAAGAATTACAAATAAATTTAGACCGTGTTAGTCATATAATTACTGACATGCATTGTGATGATGCAAATGGTCTTGGAAAACTTAAAATTATAGACACACCGATGGGAAATATTGCAAGAGCACTATTAACTGCAGGAGCAAATCTTGGTGTAAGCAGTAGAGGAAGTGGAAACGTAAACGAAAGTGGTAAAGTTTCTGATTTTGATATTGTAACAGTGGACATTGTGGCACAACCAAGTGCACCTGATGCCTATCCAAAGACTATATATGAGAGTTTATTTAATATGCAAGGCGGAGCATCATTATTTGATACCGCCAAAGCATTAACAGTAGATAAAAGTGCAGAGAAACACTTGATGAAAGCAATCACTGGTTTCATCAACGAATTAAAAATATAAGTAGGAGACTACTATGACAGTGAATTTTACAGAACTACTTGAGAACGCGGAATTAACAGAAGATGTTAAGTCTGCTCTTCAAGAAGCCTGGGAAGGTAAAATTTCTGAAGCAAGAGAAGAACTTACTGCGGAACTTAGAGAAGAGTTTGCACAGCGATACGATCATGACAAAAGTCAAATCGTAGAAGCAGTTGACAACTTTATATCTGAAAAAGTTGAAGCAGAAATTTCCGCTATTGCAGAAGAAAAAACTGCCCTAGCAAGTGATCGAGTAAAGTATCACAAAGCAATTAGTGAGCACTCTAAAGTACTTGACAAATTTGTAACTGAAATGGTTGCAAAGGAAGTTAAAGAACTTAGAGCAGATAGAGATAGAACTAGTCAGCATGTAGCAAAATTAGATAATTTTGTAGCAGAGCAACTAGCAACTGAACTATCTGAGTTCCACGAAGATAAAAAATCTTTAGTAGAACAAAAAGTCAAAATGGTACGTGAAGGCAAAAAACAACTTGCTGAAGCGAAGAAAGACTTTATTAAGAAGGCCGCAGACAAAGTTGAAAACGTTGTCAATGGCGTAATTGTTAATGAAGTTAAATCATTCCGTGATGATATTACTAAAGCACGTGAAAATGACTTCGGTCGCAGAATTTTTGAAGCATTTGCAAATGAATTTGGCATGAGCCACTTGAATGAAGCAAAAGAAATCAAGAAAATACAAAAAGAAATTGCTGAAATGGAAACTAAACTTAACGAATCTGAGCAAGTAATTGCTGAGAAAGAAGATGCAGTTAAATTAACTGAATCTAAGTTGAGAATAGCAGAAGACACAATGAATCGTAAAGAAACATTGAACAGTCTAATGGCACCATTAGGTAAAGAGAAGAAAGAAATTATGTCAGACTTGCTTGAAAGTGTGAAAACATCTAAATTGGAAGAGTCCTTTAACAAGTACTTACCTTCAGTTCTAGATGGTGAATCACCTAGAGTAAAGAAAACATTGTCAGAATCCGTTACTAGTGAACACACTGGTAATAAGGCGACTGTTATTACAGAAGCCGATGACAAGAGTGCGGATGATATAGTAGAAATAGATATGATCCGTAAACTAGCCGGACTTTCAAAATAAATTAGGAGTTAAAAAATGGCGAACTTATTTGAAAGCAACTGGTCAGCAACTAAAGATGCTTTGCTTGAAGGACTTTCTGGAAACAGAAAATCTTCTTTAGATGTCGTCCTCGAAAATACAAAGAGACATTTGTCAGAGGCCGCAACAGCAGGTGCCACAGGTGCTGGTTCAGTAGCAACATTAAACAAGGTTATGTTACCTTTGATTAGAAGGGTTATGCCTTCCGTAATCGCAAACGAACTAGTAGGCGTACAGCCTATGACTGGCCCAGTAGGGCAAATCCATACACTAAGAGTCAGATATTCTGAAACTGTTAGTGGTAGTAATGGAGCAACAGCAGGTGATGAGGCTTTAAGTCCTTTCAAACTTGCTTCTGCTTATGCGGGATCCCCGGACGCAACAGCGGCCGCTGAGGGAAACCCAGGTAGAAAAATGAGCATTCAAATCTTAAAAGAAACTGTTGAAGCGAAAACCAGAAGGTTATCAGCAAGATGGACTTTTGAGGCGGCTCAAGATGCAGAATCTATGCACGGCGTTGACGTTGAAGCAGAAATTATGCAGGCATTAGCACAAGAAATCGTAGTTGAAATCGACCAAGAAATTATCGGTTCACTAAGAACTCTTGCAGGGTCTGGAACAGCTCTAGACTTCAGTTCAGTAACTGGAACACAAACTTACGTTGGTGACAGACATGCTGTATTGGCTATTGAGATCAACAGAGCGGCTAACAGAATCGCGGCTAGAACAAGACGTGGTGCTGGTAACTATATCGTTGTATCTCCAGAAGCACTTACTATTTTACAAAGTGCCTCTACATCAACATTTGCAAGAACAACTGAAGGTTCTTTTGAAGCGCCTACAAACACTAAGTTTGTTGGAACTTTAAATGGAACAATCAAAGTATTTGTAGACAACTATGCGGCTGACGGTACTAAAGTACTTGTTGGTTACAAAGGGTCTTCAGAAACTGATGCTCCTGCATTCTATTGTCCTTATATCCCATTAATGAGCACAGGTCCAGTTATGGATCCTAGCACATTTGAACCAGTAGTGTCATTTATGACAAGATATGGTTACAAAGAACTTACTAACACAGCAAGTTCATTGGGTAATGCGGCTGATTACGTTGATGCGATTTCAATGTCTAACATTGCATTCCAGTAAGCCTTAAAAGACTTATTAGAACAGTTTCGTAGAAACATTAAAAAGCACTCTTAGGAGTGCTTTTTTTTGACTG